GCCACTGTAGCGACTCAAATCAGCCGACTGATAAACACCGCCATCAGCATTGGCTACAAAATCAAAAGGCAGCGCGAAAGCAATGCCTTTTACCGCTTTCATTAAAGCTATCTGAGCCATGATTCTGGACATATCTGACAGCACAGAAGAGGTGAAGGATTTGAAATTGAGTTTGCCTGTAGTACAGAATGTCGCCAGCCAGTCACTCATGCTACTGAACGCAGACGTGAACAACTGTTCCACTGTCCCGGCTGTGTTATCCGCATTCTCAGTGACATTCTGGAGTGCACGCAGGACTCCGTTTTTCCAGTCACCCTGAGCAATTTCAAGCTGTTGCCAGTAACGGCGATTCTCATTCAGTTGTCGGTTCAGGCTCTCCGTCAGCGCCTGCTCGGCCTTTCTGTAGTCATCCGTGTTATATGTCCCTTTCTGCTCACTATCCCGCCTCAACTGCTCCAGCTGTTGCTGGTATTTCTGGCGAAGACTCAGTTGTACCTGATATCGCTGCCGCTGCTGATCACCCATACCCACCGTGGCGATATCCAGGTCATGTTGCTGACGCTGAGCGCGCTCTTCTTCAGCCAGTTGACTGGTCAGCTGAATTGTTTTTTTCTTCAGATCGTTGAGTGCCGTCTGTTTCTGAAGCTCCTGCTGTTTTACATCCAGCAGCATCAGTGCCTGAATCAGTTCATCTTTACGGGCCAGCACACTCTTTTCATCTGCCGTCAGTTTTTTCCCGCCCAGGTCGCTGATGCGCTGCTGCAGAGCCAGAAGCTGTTTATGCGCTTCTGTCATCTTTTCAGTGGCAATGCCTGCTGACTGTCTTGCAGCAGCAATCTGTCCTTCCACCTGTGCCTGTTGCTGACTGTACTGCAGCAATAACCTGGTGGCCTCATCATTACGGGTTTCGCGTGTTTTTTTCTTACCGGATGCCAGGGCTTTCTCGTAACGTTCATTTTCACGTTGTATCGCTGCATCCCTGACAGCCTGATCGGCGTACTGCATGGCATTAATACGCGCAATTTCACGCTGATGTCGTGCTGCTTCCGTTTCATTCATCCGGTTCAGTGCAGCATTTTCAGCATTACGTCGTTTCTGTTGCTCCTGATAATTCCGCTCTGCCTGCTCTTTTGCATCCTGCAAATCCTTCTGGCGTTTTTTCTCCTGAAGATCGTTAAGACGCTGCTGATCGTATTCAACCTGAGAAGATGATGCCGTCCAGGGGAGTCTTTTCGCCCGCGACACTTTCTCCTGTAAAGCGGCAATCTGTTCATCCAGCGAGTCTTCACGACCAATATTCATGGCCGCATCCCAGAAACGACTCCACAAATCAGACAGATACTTCAGCGTACTGCCAAGCGCATTGAGGTTATTATCAATATCCGCAGTACGCCGACCGGTTTCCTCTGCCAGTGCAGACATGGCTATCCGTGCAGCATCACTGGACCGTCCCTGATCCCCAAGGACACGTATCTGCTCAAGCTGAGTGGCAGTAAGAAAATGCAGCTCATTGTCCAGAGCCTTCGCGGCATTTACAGGATCATCCTTCAGCCGCTTAAACTGATTTATGGTATCGCTGACCGACTGGCCAACCGATCGCTCCATCTGTGCGGCAGCTCTCGCTACCATACCGATATCGTTTCCACGAAATGCACCACTCCCCACCACCTGAGCCAGCGCACCGGCTGCAGCATGTTGCGTGATACCATTCCCGGAAATAGCACGACTGAGCGTCCACAGCTGCCCGGCAGTGACTCCGGCATAATGCCCCGTCAGCGACAGCTGGCGGTTAAATTCTTCCCCCTCCTTCTGACCGTCATACCAGGCTTTACCCAGACCATAGACGGCCGCGGCAATACCGCCAATAACCCCGCCAAGCATCATGCCTTTCGGTGACATCAGTGTGTCTATCCACCCGGCACGGTTAGCCAGCGTTATCCCGGATCCCCTCAGCGCCCCTAAATTGCCGCGGGCCAGTTCACCTATCAGAACGCCTATCTCCTGGCGGGCCGCTGCACTTTTCAGACCCAGCGAATGCGTGGCTTTTCCTGCCTGCTCCATTTTGCGGATATACACTTCTGCAGCACTGCTTACCCCCAGCTGGGCAGCCTTAGCACGAAGCAACTCAGAAGAAGAAAGATTCTGGCGGGTTGCCTGCTCTTTAAGCTGACGGATAAACGCCACTTTCTGCCGGGTAGCCTCTTCCTCAGCCTGTGTAAGAACACGGGTTTTCGCAGTAACCTCAGAAATCAGCGCCAGATAATCCTGCTGACCAATCCCGCCACTGTTTCTGGCCTGTCGGATCTGCTGCTGAATACGCTGTAATTCCTGCAGCCCCGCACTGGCCTGTTTCACACTGTCAATCTGACGATAAAACGCAGCAGCCGCTTTATCCTGAGCCTCCGCCAGAGCCATGGCCTGCGCCTGTTCCTCGCGCATTTTCTGGCTCAGCGCCTCCATGCGCTGGCGGGTTTTCTCCACCTCGCGGGCCATGCGTTCATGAGCCTGTGCGTTCTTCTCCACCGTCTGCGCATGGACGGATGCGGCTGTTGCAGCCGAAGAAGCCGCCTGCGTTGTCTGCCGGGCGGCCTGAGTCTGACGCTCCATAAAACGCTGCATACGGGCAGAAGACCGTTCTGCATCGCTGGCTGCACCATTCAGAAGGTTTTTGATACGGGGAATTTCATTTTTAAACTCTGCCGCATCAATCCCCAAATCAATGACCAGGTTGGCTATCTGGTCCATAACGCACACCTCCGGAAATACCTTCCCCAAGATGCATCAGTTCTTCGTCCGTTCGCTCCGGTATCCCGTTCTCTTCCGGTAAAAGGCTGAAATCAGCCACCGCAGCATCACTGCTGCCGGACACCATTCTCACGATCAATGCCTTCAGCGAGGCAAACTGCGCATCCATCCACACATCACTGAAGCTCTGCATCTGGAAATAATCGCCCCACTCACCAAGCTCAGTGGCCGACATTTCCGACAGCATCCGCCGCCAGTCTGCCCGCCGGAACTCCCGGGCAAGCCGCATGACAAACTGCATTTCCCGCGTCAGGACTTTTCCGGCGTCAGCACCTCATGCTCCAAATCCCCGGCATTCTCAATGGCTCCCATACCGCTCAGCGACAGAACCATCTCTGCCCCCGCACCCAGGGCATCATACGACCATGTTGTAATAACGGATGCGCAAAGCGTCTCAACATCCTGAGACTGTTCCGCATTCCACAGTGAGCGGGAAACCAGCCAGGCATTGATATCCATCCCCATCCGCAGAAAAGCAATCTGTCGTTCAGCCTCCGGCAGTTCTCCCTCCCCGGCATCAAACTTTGCCGTTCGCTGCTGAACAAACGCCAGATATTCAATTCTCTGCAGCCCGGACAGCTCACTGAGCACCACGGACTGTTTTTCATAATTAAACGTGTCCTGTTTCAGAAACATCATGTTCTCCACCTGCAAAAAAGCCCCGAATAACCGGGGCAAATGATGAGTATCGTCCTGTTAACCTGCGGCGCTGACAGCCACCGCAGCCACTGCCACAAAATCGCCGTCAGAAGTCATGCCCACAATGCTGACACTGCCCTGCTTCACGCCTTTCACCGTGGCCACAAGCCCGTTCAGGGTCACCGTGGCAGTCTGTGGATCTGTCGAATGCACACTGATCGCTTTGTCACTGGCTCCGTCAGGTTTTACTGTAAAGGTCAGCGTGGTGGTTGCTCCCACTTTTACACTGGCAGATGCCGGTGCCACCGTCAGCCCGGTAACGCTCACTGTTTCAGTGCCTTCCTCTGCCAGATACGGACGCCCCACACCGCTGATTTTCACTGTGCGGGTCATCACGTCTTTTGAGGCAATGGTTTTACCCAGTGAGCTCAGCCAGCCACGGAAAACATCAACAGTGCCGTTGGGATATTTGATACGAAACGCGCAGACTTCACCGGAGTCGAACAACTGAACCAGTTTTTTCTGCCCGCTGTCACCCGGACGCCAGGCCAGCGTCGCCGAAGTATCACCGACGGATTTCTGCCCCTGGGTTGTCGTTTTCCAGTCTGCATCTTCATCATCGAGATAAGTGTCATCTTCTGCATCAGCGGTCATTTCGCCAGGTTGCAGATCCTTCACCATCGCAAGACGCAGCCAGTCAGTGTCCGATAAAGGGTTCGCAAACGCATCGCCCTTGCCGGTGTACATCCAGAACGTCGTTCCCGCACCTTTCGTTTTTGCCAGTGGATTTGGTGTGGTCATTGCCACCTCCTTTAATTCGTGTACGTGATCTGGTACGTGATTTCCGCCATCGCCCAGGTGGCCATCTCATTATCACGTTGATAGTTAAAACCGAGAGGGATCAGGGTGTCGATGAGTCCGGAAAGTGCCGGTATATCATTCAGAGCCGGGAAAATGGTGCTCTCCATCCACATATCCAGCTCTGAATCCGGTGCCTGTGCCCGGATGAAGACAGCAATATGCAGAACAGCCTGCCAGTCATCTTCATCCGTCATTTTTCCGGTGTACTGAGCATCACTCAGCCACACCGCCACGGCAGGCAGTTCCTGCGCATCAATAAATGCCGGAAGCCCGTCAAAAAACGTGGCGCTGTCTCCACACTGTTCCCGAAGGCGTGCCAGTACGGCCTGGCGGATTTGTGTATGTCGGTTCATCGGGTCAGCCATAACCTCAGTTGTTGTTTCAGTGCATACCCCAGCTGTTTCGGCATTTCCGCAGCAATGATGCGGTCGCGGGCATCTTCAAATGCCTGTGTCAGCTGTCCGGACAGCGGGATTTTCACCACATCAATGGGGTAACGATTTTTGCCATCAATACGCCGCATCACATGCCAGCGACCATTCGCCAGTTGCTGAATAAACGCATCCCGGAAAAGATATTTACCCACCTTCAGCACACTGCCACGGTACTGCAGTTTTCCACCACGCCGGGCCAGTCTGACCCGGGCTGTCCCCAGCTTAATGGCAGGCAGATTGCCCCGGTTAACGCGGATCCTGGCCGTCATTTTTCCTGACGGACTGGCTTTAAACACCCGGACACGCTGACGTACCAGTTTCAGGGGGATCCCTTTCACCTGGTTATCTCCCGCAACGGTATTCCCGGCAACCTGCCGGGTGGTAACCGAGACCGCTTTCTGTGCCACACGGTTTATCGCCCATGCGCTGGCCTGTGGCACCATACGGGTATCAAGGCTGTTCAGATTGCGGATGGCATTCTCAAGCCCCTTCATCCCACACCTCTTTACTCAATAAAGATCATTGGCTTACCGTTAAAGCGTTCATGCCGTGTGACCGTCCATTGTTGTCCGTCATAAACAACGCGATCCCCGCGCCGTGGGCGGTATCCCGAAGAAAACACCACCAGAGAGACCGCAGGTCCGGACAGAGCATTCAGCTCTGCCAGTGTTTCTCCCGGGATCACAGTCATATCGACATCATTAATCGAGGCTGTCTTTCCCATCTTTCTGACCGTGATCGCATCCATACGCGCTGCCAGCCGGGAAAAGGGATCAGACATTGAGTTTTACCGGCACTTCTTCTGCACTGGTTCCGGCATCTGCCCAGACAACCCCGACCAGCGGATCAGAGCCGCTGTTAGTCAGCTGAACTTTTCCGGACTTCAGATAAACCTTCTTACCCGTTTTCATGTCATCCGTTTTCAGCTTAGGCAGCATAAACACACCTTCGGTCATGCCGTCGCCTGTTTCACCCTGTGGAATATCGGTCAGCGCCACCGCAAAAACATCACCCACCTGCACCAGATCTCCGCTGCTGATGGCTGCACTGGCAACAATCGCCACCGTTTTTCCTTCTTCTACAAAATTCTTTGCCATAACTGTCTCCGCACAGCCCCGTTCAGGGGCTGATTTCAGGTACAAAAAAAGCCCTTACGGGCCATCAGAGTTGTTGTCTGCGACGTTTACGCCGTACATTTCACCAGACCGCGGTGATCAACTGGCGCGACACCGGCGTCAATACGCACTTTCGTTGTCACGCCATCCACACTGAAGCCCTCCATCTGATCAATATATGGCGTATCCACACCGTTGAGATAAGCCACTTCAATTGTATCGGAGCCTTTTGACGCAGCCAGGTAGAAGGTGGTCTGGCTGTTATCATCAAGACGAGGCTCTGCAATAACGGTCGCAAAATCTTTCACCGGGTTAATAATACCGGCGTTAATGTCAGCCCCCTTGACACTTGAGGAGCGAATGACCTGGTTAGCAACAGACTCCATCGCCGTCGGTACCAGTACGAACGCAGGACGAATATTCAGATGACGCTCCCCCTCTTTCTGAACGCGCATCAACTGGCGGGCTTTATCCAGCGATGCCACGTCCATTGCAGTGCTCTCCAGTACGTTTGCATGTTTCGCTTTATCGAACAGACTTACATTATCTGTGGAGATTTTCGGGTTAGACGTCAGAATGGCATAAACCAGATCGGCAATAGTGGATTTCGCCGCACGGCCCAGCTTCATCGGGACATCGGTCAGCATATTCAGATCATCATTGATAATGGCCTGACGGGTGATACTGAACAGCTCGCCATAGGTCGCCAGTGCAATAGTGGCCTGTTTATCTCCGGTGGTGACGTATTTATATTCCGCCCCTTCACGCACCTGACGCAGAGCACTGAAGCCCCCCATACCCACACGATGGGCAATTTTAAAATCAGACAACTGGCCTTTCCGCGTCCACTGTTCATAGGTTTCAGGGGCATCTTCCCAGCCCTGCAGAATGGCTTTGTTCGCAACATCCAGCAGAATATTACCGAAGTCAGACGTACTGTGTGTGAACGCCGCACCGACCATCTGCATCGGGTTATAACTGGAAACCCCAATACCCCGTTCAATCAGTGACATACGGGCATATTCACGCAGGGTCATCCCGTTGTAGACATTATCACGTTCGGTTTTTTCAAATCCGGCACGCGCCATCAGCGCCTGGCGGATCCCGTCCCCCACAAAATTACCGTTACCGGCATAAATATGAGCCGGGGTATTTTTATTGGATGGCGTGGACTCTCGCCCCATCTCGTTCAACAGCTTCTCGCGGGCCTGCTCCAGCGAACACTCAGGATCGGCAAGGCACTGAGCCTGCAGCGCCTGATAACGCCCGCCAAACATGGCAAACAGATCATTAATACCGTTTACACGCGCTTTTTGCTCTGCCAGTACCTGCGCACGGATGCTGTTTTCATCCACCACGGGTGCTGCTGCCTGCACTGGCGTCCGGGGGGCTGCTGGTTCATCATCCGGTACGCGTGGAGCACTGTTGCGTGGCGGAGTAATCATGTTTCGAATAGATTCCGGCATCTTTTTAAATTCCTCTGTACGTTTTGACTGAATACATGCCATTGCCTTAACGGCTGGCGTCACCTGGTCAGCAAATCCATGAGCCAGACATTCGGCTCCGGACATCCAGGTCTCATCCGCCAGCATGGCAGCAATTTCATCGGTGGTTTTCCCGGTTTTCTGTGCATAAGCGGGTAAGAGAACCGCCTCAACTTTATCGAGCAGGTCGGCATAGGTGCGCATGTCCTCCGCATCACCGCCCGTAAAGCCAAATGGTTTATGAATCATCATGAAGGAGTTTTCCGGCATAATGACCGGGTTTCCCACCATCGCAATGACCGACGCCATTGACGCCGCCACACCGTCGACATAAACGGTAATGGACGCACCATGTGTTTTCAGTGCATTAAAAATGGCGATGCCTTCAAAGACATCGCCACCCGGTGAATTGATATGGAGATTAATGTGGGTGATATCGCCCAGTGCATTCAGATCACTGATAAACTGCTTCGCTGTAACACCCCAGAAACCAATCTCGTCATAAATATAAATATCCGCGTCACTCTGGTGACCTGCCTGCATCCTGAACCAGGAATTATTCTTCGGACTGGTTGTCGGTGTGCTGCGGCTCCTGTCGTTTCGTTGCGGCACTGCTGCCTCCTTTATCACTGGCCGGATCGGTATCAAATACCAGATCCAGCTTGCGGTTTTCATCAATTTCGGCCTTGCGCCGACGTTTGACATCATCCGGATTACGACCACCTGCACGTACCCAGTCTGATTCTGTCGCCGCTCCACCACGAATCTGAATTTTCCAGGCCTCAGCCTCCTTAACAGGGTCAATCCACGGCATCACCGGTCCGGAATACACCGCGGTATACAGTGAAGAACGATCAAGATCGCGGGGTAGCCTGATAACACCGGATGCCACAGCCTGTTTCAGCCAGGCACGATACATCGGGCGGGTGACGGCACCAATAAACCAGTCCTGCAGGATCAGGTAGCCATCAGTGGATTCAACCAGCTCCTGACGCTGGGCGCTGTAAGTGCCGTTATAGTTGCGTGCCGTACTGGAAAAACTCAGACGACTGCCAGCCGCCACGGCACGCAACTGACCATTACGAAAAGTTTCAAGGTTAGGATTGGGACGATCCGACTTCACCATTCCGATTTCTTCGCCGGGTTTCAGATCGTCGTAAATAATGCCTGGCTGAATGGTAAGCTCGCGTTCCTTATCCTTGCTGCCATTACCATCCGGTTCATAGCTCTGTCCGTCGCCTTTGCGGATGTACATCCCCAGAGCAGCGGCGATCCTTGCTGCAGTCAGCTCAGAATCTTCATACTCTTTCAGGGCACTGAGGCGGATCAGCACACCGGACAACAAAGACGTCCCGCGCATCTGGTGCAGACGGCGAACAAATTTAAGATGCAGCATTCGCTCTGCATCCACTTCTTTGGTTTCCATCTGCCGTCCGGATACGGGACGGCTTTTATACACCAGATATTTTTCGGGACGCCCCCAGTCATCAACAAACACGCCCTGATTCAGCCTGTTGCTCTCATCACTGGTCATGGGAATAAAGTCCGGCTCGAGCGCCTCCAGCCAGAAATGAACACCGGCAGAAGGCGTCAGGCTGTTTATGCGCCCGGAAACCATCTGGGCAAACACCTCACCATCGCGCAGCCAGGTACGCAGCATCAGACGTTCCAGCATCGGACGGGTAAACTGCCCGGTGACTTCCGGACTGACAGACCATTCACTCCATCGGGTGCGTATCTCCGCTGCCAGATCACGGGCAATGGCCCCATTGCGTAATACCGGATGTGGCTCGACAATAATCCCGTTTTTCCCCACCACCCGTTCTTCCAGCTTGTCAAATACACCAATAACCAGATCGTGGTTGTTATCAAGGTAACGGGCCTGCTCACGTAACGACACGGCCCCGTACTGGCTTAACTGGTCGGCAGTTCGGTTTTCCCGCCGGGCTTTGTGTGTCCGCGTCGTTTTTACGGCCTCATAAGCCTGGATCACCGCACGGGAACGCAGCCTTGCCGCTTTCCATCCTGGTGAAAAAACGCCAATCACATCATCAAGAATTGCCATCAGAACCTCGCCAGCCGGTACCCGGGATGCCCCCGTCGTCGTGTAATCAGAGCCGCAAGGCGGCGCTCCCACTCCTGCCGTCCCTGCCGGATCTCAGATAAGTTTTCCATGGTCATCTGCTGACCATTAAAAGTGACGGATTTTCCGTCCAGCACCGCCATTTCAGCTTCCGTATAACGCTGAATCATGGCTTCGATATCATTCTGGTTCATAACCATCCTCCGGAAGTCAGCCAGGGGTTAACATCGTCAGTTACTGTTTTCTTCCGTTTTTGTTTTTTAACAGGCGTGGATACCGGTTCCGGTGAGGATGACGGTTCAGTACTGTCCTGGACACACTCCAGCCAGGTTTCCCGGCTCGCCCACTCCGGTGCATCCGGCCAGCGGATCTTTTCGTATCCATGCAGAATGACCAGAGCCTCGGCATACACCATCAGGTCAAAAGCTTCGTTGGCACCGCGACCCGGCTTACTCCATTTCCCGTCACTGCTCCGCTCTTCATACGCCAGTTCGTCGTAAAACCAGCTCCCCAGCCAGTCAGGGAAATGCACATAGCCTGGACCTGGCGAGTCACGCCATAACGCGTTATTCACCCGGTCTTTCAGGGCATCCGTCTGAAGAAGCCAGAGCGGCACATCACCTGCGGCCTGCGCCCGGCGGCCCGTTCGTCCGGTGTTATCAGGGAATGTACGGCTGATCAGTTTTGCGCGCCGGATGCTGTCACCCTTAAACAGGTAAATACGTTTACCAAGGCCATCACGACGGCAACGACGCCAGAATTTATAGGCATTATCAGTGACCCCGTCTTCACCGCCGGAGTCCACCGCCATTGCCATCAGTCGCATTTGTTGAGAAGGATCGGAGGCCAGCGGCCAGCTTTTATGAAAAACATCCGTCAGCAGGACATCCCAGTCTTCCGGATAGCTGGCCGGATCAATTCGCTGGCTCTCCCCGTCGCTGTCACCGCGCAATGACTGCGTGATGTTGTAACGATCAATAATCCAGCGTTCGCCACGGCTGCCATAGCCCGTTACCTGAACCACAAAACGGCGATGACGTCCCGCCTGCACATCCACTGTCGCCACAAGGAAATTAACGCCATCCGGCACACTGCGGGAAAGAACTGGCTCTGCCCGCTGCTCAAGCAGTTCACTTTTTCGTTGCTCCATGCTGGCGCGGGGAAGATAAGGTAATCCCCAGTCGGTATTGATAACCGCCCTGAGTGTTTCTTCACTTCCGGTTGTCTCGTATTCCTGTTCTGCAGTAAGCAGTTTGTAAACGAGTTGCGAGAGTGTCTGGTAAGCAGCTGCCGGACCCTCCATCCAGAATGACGCAATACGTGAGCGTCGGGGATCACCATAACGACTGCCATCCGCATTGATGGATTCACCATCCCGCAACCAGACCCCACGTCCGTTCAGCTCACGTTTTTGTTCAGGCATAATCCGTCCTGAACAGGAAGGACACTGAATATAAGCCGCCTCACTTGCCAGCACGGGATCGGCAATATCACGGAAACCAGCAACCACATCGCCGCAGGGCTGAAAATACTCACCACAGTGTGGACAGGGCCAGTACCAGCGACGGCGATCGCCACGGTTATAGAGCGACAGTATCCCCGTGGTTGGTGGAGCCTCATGCGGTGAAGTCCGTCGCCATTTCACATCCTTCACATCCCTGCCGGGGGAACTCTCCACCAGCGTCATACCGCTGGACATAAATGTGGTGGTACGTTTTGAGGCAAGAGAGAAAGCATCCCCCTCGCCATCAATATCTTCCGGAAAACGGTCATAATCCGTCAGCGCGACGCATTTATAATCTGATGAGGACATGATATTGACTGACGGCCAGCCGATTTTCAGGTAGTTACCAGCAAGGAATGTTCTGTCATAAACGTTGTTGTCATTTTTGTTCGGACTCAGGCGACTGACCACTTCCGGGCTGACGCGAAACGTTCTGGCAAGTCGTTTTTTGGAGTGTTCGCGGGCTTTTTCCTCCGTCATCTGAATGATCAGCATATCAGCAGGATCGCAAATCACGTTGTAAATCACCCAGCCGTCAATCAGGCCGATAGTCTTGCCGGTTCGTGCCGGGCCAACAAATATCACTGCGTCGTATTCACGCGAGGCCAGGCAGTTCATCGGCTCAATAACATACGGTGCCACCAGCGGATCCCACGGGACTGAGTTCCCTGCCCCCATGGGCACCCGCATATACTGAGCAACGGCATCAGCAACCCGCATTCGTCTCGGTGCGCGAAGGATATAACCTGAATCGGTTCGTGCTGCCTTTGCGGTTTCCTGATTCAGCATTACTCCTCCTGCTGTAATTCCTCCTCATCATCCGCACCTGCTTCAGTCACCCGCAGGGCTATCTGATCGCGCAGATCATCAATAATGGACTGAACACGGCTCACAGCGGCAGGCTGCAGACCGCAGTCACGTTCCAGAATATCCGGTAATGTCTCCAGCACCTGCACGACCGCTTTTGCCCAGATGGCAAACTCCCGTCTGACATCACTGGCCGGAATGAGTTGCGCCGTTTCCTGTTCGAACTTAAGACGCTCACGTTCAGACTGATACCAGGCTTTGCGCTCATGCGCGTCCATTTCGCCTTCTGCAACCGGCGGTGGTAATGCCAGAAATGCCGACACAATATCAACCACCCGATAAAGCTTGAGGTTGCTTTCATGCCCCCCTGCAACGGGTAGATTTTGCAGCCTTGCCGCAGCAGTCTGGCGATGTACACCTGACAGTGCCGCCAGTTGACTGATATTCAGCGTCAGATTTTTCAACTCTCGATCCATACCCGCTCCAGAATGTTTTAAACATGCATCTTGCGAACAACTTTAGGCAAACGGTGTTAGTGATGAACAAAAAACAATCAAAATCGACACCATAAAAATAAAACCACTGTAATATCAATATATTAAAGTAGTGGTGATGACGAATGAAATTTCAAAAACTAGCCTTTTTCCGCGACGCTCCCGCCCCGTGGCAGGCCCCCCCACCGGGAGGACCCGTCAGCCTGACAGCCATGACGAACGTCTTATACAGCCCTTGCATGAATGGCATCGGGATAATCCAGAAAGGAATAGCATCGACCTACAAGAATCTGTGTGAGTGTCCTGTTTCTTCCACCCCCGCACAGGACTGGCGAGCATGAGGGACAACCCCGCGAACCATAACCGCGCTGGTGTCGGGACTGGCCTGGCTTGTATTGCTTCCAGCCTTCGCTTTTGTGGCTTTCGCAGTAGCCTGACGGGTCAGTAGTGGTATGGCGGCAGCCGCGAACACGGCAGGCTTTTGGGGTTCGTTGTGGCATTAAAAAACTCGATTTGATGATGTGCATAGGATTCACAAAAAGCTTGCCCCAGCTACCGTTAAAAATCACAAACTTCCTATCATGCACCACGCCAATAACGGCAATAATTAGGAGCTGTAAAATGAATAATGCAAATAACAAACTTTCAACCTTACCAACACAAGAAGATCTGGAATATTTGATTTGCATTGCAGGAGGAGTGTTCGAGGATCTAAGGAATCCTTTTATTTACAAAAATCCAGAGAATATAAGGCGATTGTTAAACCGAAAAGGGGTTTCTGAAATAGTTCGCCTCTCTTACAGATTCAACAATACACCATCTTGTTACTAACCAGTGGCAGGCACTTACTAAGTGCCTGCCTTAACCTGCTATTGCTACCTCTCGGCTACTTCAGCCTTTTCTTTTTACTATACGATTATCATTAACATTTTGATTTATTTTAGTTTATGTGCTTAAACTTTGTGTGATAGCTATTACTTTTGTTTATAGAGAGGTATTTCCAGTGTCTGACGAAGTAGAATCATTACTCAATACAATGCTTAATTGTGACGCATTTTATCATGAAGATGGCAAAGTTAGTGGAATCGCTAAGTTAGCTGTAACCAAAGGATTTGATAGTCTTTCTGCACCGCAAAAGAGGGTATTGCAACCTTTCCTTTCTCACCCATGTGGTGGTGTTAGAAATCCAGGCGGGCACCATAACGGTTGCTCTAAGGTTATCTCTGGCTATGAGCTAGAAGAAGCTTATAACTTACAAGGTTACTATGGAGATCTCTTATGTCAAAACTGCCGAGAAGAAAGCGACGGTTATGAAATAGAAAGAGAGAGATTCATGCAGGACTAATCATTAACAGGCACCCAAAGTGCCTGTTTATAGCCGACTCTTCGAGCTGAAGGACGCCGTTCTCTTCTGATTCAGAATAAGCGACCAGTAGTAGTATACCCAGTAGCGTTTCTTTCCATCTTCAGCTTCAAATGCAGGGATTTAGTGAAAAGCACCTTTCTTATGATAAAAACTCGCTATTGTGAGAATCGTGATTGTTCAATCCGTCTGATGCTAGCCTTGTCAAGGTTACATTGACCCAACGCCGATAACAGACTAACGTTCAAATCTAGGCTGCCCTCAAAAGTCAGCGGCTCAGGAATAACTGGTTGCGAGGTTTCAGCGATCAGATTCGTCGGGAGTGGTACTGCCGGAACTTGTACGTAAACTGTCCGCGTACTTCCGCAACCGCTCAGCAGCGGCAGCAGGCACAAGGCGTGCAGCACAATCATCATCCGCAACAGCCACTTTGATATCTTTCTGGGTTCTCTGTGACTCCAGTGCGATCTGCTGTTTTGCATGCTGGTTAACCTCTATAACTGTATTGACGATTTGCAGTGATTGCAGGACGTTACGGGTAATGGCTGTTGCAGATTCAGCATTTTGTACAGCCTCATCAGCATGTTTCTTTTCGTGCTGATATTTGCTGTAGTAGTGGTTGGCAGACCAGATGAAAGAACCGATGACAGTAAAGAAGAATGCAGCGATAACCAGCTTATAGCTCAACTTCATTTACCACCCCACCAGCCTCTTTAAACCGGGAAATCAGGTCACCGATTTTATGTTCATACTGACCGTAACCTGCACCAGGTAACGACGCCCAGATATTGCTGCAACGATCGATAGCCTGACGAATATCGCCGCGATCAATCATCGGTAAAGCGCCACGCTCTTTAATCTGCTGTAATGCAACAGCATCCTGGCTTTTAGGAGAGAAGTCTGTCAGCCCTAACTGCTTGCGGTAAGCATCCCACCAGCGCGAAAGAAGTTGATAACGGCCTGCAGCTGTTGATTTGAGTTTCGGGTTTAGCGTGACAAGCTTGCGAGGGTGATCGGAGTAATCAGTGAAGAGTTCTCCACCGACAATAACGTCATAACCGTGGTTACGTGTCGGTTGTCGCCCGTTATCCGTTCCCTCTGACCATGCCACCATATCCAGGAAAGCTTTACGCTGGGAATTTAGTACCTGCATAAATTACTCCTTAGAGCCACCAAACTTATTACCGATTACTCTCATTGCAGCCCCACGAATAGCATCGACCCCGATCAGCCCAACGCCGCCACCAATGGCAACAGAAAGAGATTTAGGCCATCCGACATACTCAAGAGCGGATGCAAAAGTCAGCGTCAGAGCACCACAGAGCAAAATCTCGAGCGTTTTTCGTTTCCAGCCACCACCACCGCCAAAATAGGCAATGCGCAAGCCAGCCATAACGATCGACATAATCACTGCGCCCAGCGGTGTGTCTCCACGCCACCAGCTCTGGAACAACTCCAGCCAGGTATTTGGGTTATGAGGCATTTGTAGTTATCTCTCACCTCGCTGATACAGCAGGTGCAAATTGAGGGAACATCATGTACAGCAAATTAGAAGCGGAAACGTCAAAGAAGCCGAACCAATGGATAACTGCGGAATAGACCAGGACCAACGAATCCCCAGCCCCAGAAACGACAAAACCCGCTCGACGGCGGGTTTAAGCTGTGTGGCGAAGTAACCACTCTTAACACGATACAATAATTTTTGCGTACGCGTTAGCGTTTTTGTAAGATTAACAAATAAATCGAAAAATCATAATCGGATGATTTCATGGCAAAATTAAATGCTAGCGAAAGACTCGTTACTCATCATAGTCTGACCATTGACACAAAGTTTAGAACCAAGGCAACACAAGAGGTAAAAGCCCAGTGTATATGTCCTGTTCCGGAAATGTACATGCTTGCCCCATTGATTGTTAAACAAAAGGGACTCGTTCATTCATATGATTCTGGGAATATTGTAGTTACTCTCCAAGATGTACAACTTTATCCTTTACTTCCAGATAACTCACCCACGCATATTGTCCTTCTTATTAATAGTGTTGATAAAAATGGAAGTACTACCGTTGTAAAAAATACAAATACTAATGAACGCGTTGAAATCCAACCAAAATATGAACAAGGTGAAGGCTATGAAGTTTCTACCTATGTTGTCATATCATTAAATGGAAATAAAAGAACCTATGATATGATTTGTACATCTACCCCAGGTGTATCTACGGCCCGGTTAAATAGTTTTTTAGACAAAATTCTCTTTGAAGTAGCGAAAGACAATGAAGACTTATTTACCGCAAAACATCCAACTAACGTTATTTCTACAACATCAAAAAAAGAAGTAAAAATACGATACAAACCAATATTTGAATTTACAGGAATGTTAGACAAGGAGCTTTTTAATAAAATAAGCCAAAAAGGATTATCAGATGTCATATTAGTCAAGGATCAATTCGGAACAATTAATGCTCCTGATGTTAATTCACCTTACATTCCGACTGAAAGTACATTAAAATTACTTCCAAATCATGGTGACAATGTTATTGGATGGATTAAAAATGTAGCATCTCATTTCAATAAAAAAATGAATGGTGGTTATGATAAATTAAAGGTTAAATTCCAAGATCCTGAAACAAATAAACCAAGGCAGGTTGATTTCAAAACCTCAAACATCAATCTTAATAATTTAGAAAAAACATTTATTAAGAAAAGCATTATCGATAACTTTAATTCGCGCCTGAAGGATTCATATGTTAAAATTGAACTAGAGTTTGTTGTGAAAATGATAGATTTGATGTGAGGTTATTATGCCAATACTTTCAGTTTTCTCTCATCTAGGCAAGCCGTTTGGATATCTTTTTATTAAAGGTATTAGCGGCAAAGCTGCATATGATTGGGTAGCACCAATTCTACTTACTTCTATCACAGCAGTACTTTTCATTCTATTAAAAATCCCTGTCAAAGATTTATTTGATGACAATGGTTTCATTAAATCAATCGTTTCATTTATCTCTAACCTACCAGGGTTTTATATTGCCGCTCTGGCCGCCATAGCAACTTTCAATAGAGCTGAGATTGATTTACCATTGATTAGCAATGAAAGAAATGCCTCTATTGAAATAAAAGTAACAAAAGAAAATGGAAAAGTAGTAAATTCAGAGGAGGTTCTGACCAGACGCTTATTTCTTTGCATGCTATTCTCTTTTTTAACAGCATTAAGCATTGTTATAATAATACTTAATGCTATATTTTCACCATTAATCAATGTCTATCAAAACAGTATTGTTTTAATGGTTTATACTGTTTTATTTACTTTCCTCGTTTGGCAACTCTTAGTATCAACTTTCTTTGGATTATATTATCTCGGAAACAGAATTCATATGAATTATTAAGCCCTACAGGGGCTTAATAATCAACAAAATACCTTCAATCACTCCTATTGCTGCTTGAAGTTGTTTTCTGATTGACCCGTCAGAGCATTTCCGTTTCTTTGCTATTGAACGGAGTGAAATACCGATAACAAAGTGAGCAATGATCAGTTCATATTCTTCTGGCTTATATTTCCGCAATCGCGCAACACAGCTGTCAATCATGATTCCTTCATCATCATCGCATTGTTGGCGTGTTTTCTTTCCATGAGGTAGTAAACCTTTAAACCCTGCAGCAACAGGCTGCCAGTCCACACCACTGTTATCTGCTGCAGCCCATGCTCCCCAGAGGTCCAATACTTCATACATATCACGCATCAACCTTCTCCACAAAATTCTCCACAAAATCAGGCCAGCACGCCAATTGCCAGCGCACGATCGATAAAACGAAATATCAGCTCCAGCTGGGAGCCATACTTCTCTTCAAATGCCACGGTATCCGCATGCAGCTCGTCGTGATGCTTTCTGCACAAAGGCAACACAAAGAGATCATGCGCTTTTGTACCCATTCCACCCTGACCGTGACCTATCAGGTGGTGGGGATCATCAGCGGGCTTTCCACAACATGCACACGGCTGTGTCTTAACCCAGCGCGTGTACTTTTCATTAACCCAGCGGCGACGTTTTGGGCGTAACATAAAAGACTCCGGCGACTCAGGATCCACTTTCAGCGCCAGCACCTTTTTCGCTTTATCCTGGATGATGCTGGTGGCAGGAACCGAAGGCACAAGGTCACTTTCCCGGGTAGCAGACGGCACAACAGGCTTCGGTAATCTAAGTGCCTTACGGGCTGCACTTTCCGGTAAGGCATCCGCCAGGTCATTACGAATCAGCCACCAGCACAGTTCCGGCATTGTAACAACGTGACTATCATCAAAACCGAGATCCCGACGCACGACAGACAACACCCAGCGGGCACAGTTATCCGTTGCCATTGATTCCAGCCGTTCCGTGAATTGATCGCGCAGCTGGTTATCGCAGTGCCAGCACAGACGGATTGCGCCCGGAGCATGTCGCATTGTGGTCATGTTCTCGCTGTGCCAGTCGGAATGAGGCCACTGACAGCCTTTTTCACGAAGTAACCAGCTTTCAAGACATTCCACGCCACCAGCACGACGGATCACTGCCTCATTGCGGAACACGGCCCGAACGGCAGGATCATCCGCCAGCGGTTGTGATGCCGCCGGAACGGCACCACTGGCGAAAGATGAATAACGTTCCGGCTCAGGCTCCAGCAGGACACGCCCCTGCATAAATAGGGGCATCAGCTCTGAACCTGGTCTGAACAATACGATCCCCATACGCGGGGCAATTTCAGGGGTCAGTAGTGCTCTCACGATCACCTCAATGTACGGTATCGAGCAGCTTTAACAGCTCAGGGAATCGGGATTCGAAGAAATGCGGCTGCGTCTCGCGCGGATTTGCGGGACTGGTGATGTTCTTGCCGAACATGCAGCCTTTCGCTGTCAGCGACCAGAATTTTTTGATGTTGTTAATCGCGGTACGACTGTATCGTTCGCGCTGCTCGACGATCCCCAGCTTCACCATCTGGTGATATGCCTGATTAGCTGTCAGGCGGATACCATACTGCTTCAGCAGTGCACTCAGTGACAGCGTGGGGCGGCTTGAGCCATCAGGCGCGTCAGCAGGAGCATCAATGGCATAGCGCGGTGCCAGATTCGGTAAGCCAACAGCCTCCTGGAGTTTCTGACAGGCTCCAAGCACTGAAGAGTTAGACAGGTTTAATTCCCGGCGCATAAAGTCCAGCAGAATCACACCAGCCTGCATCTTGTCAGCAGCCTGTCCGGATAATTTTTCCGGTGCACTGGTTACCATGTCGAAAGTACGGATCACCTTCAGATGGAATGACGGGCTGATCCACATTGCATAGGCATACACCAGTTCTTTGCAGACATACGTCCCCTGGTTATTTCCGCCACGAATAACGTTAACTGGTTCTATATTGACCGAGTTGCAAATCTGCAACTCGCTTATTAAACGTTCAGTTTGCTCATTGCGGAGCCAGAATGCAGGCTTATGCTTATCCAGAGAACCAGCAGCCCTGTGCAGATCGTTCAGGCTGTAACGCCCATAAGCATCACGACGAACTTCAATACCATCAATAACCATCAGATTATTCATACTTCGTTTCTCCTCTTAATCAGGCGGCTGCACCCGCCGTTTTCTCGTACTTACTGATAGTGATCTCGACCTTCCCTTCCGGGATAACCGGTCCCCACTCCACCAGCATTCTTTTCACCTGGCTGTCGTCTTCCCACACACCCGCGTGGGTCAGGGCGTCAAACAGCGCCTTGTTATAGTTGTCCAGATCGCGGATCCGGTTATCCGGAGGAAACAACACGATCTCCACTGAAGCAGGTGCCGACGTTGGTTTTGGCAGACGACGTAACTGCTCAACTATTGCTGCGCACGCCGCGCTCTGAAATTTTCGCCCCGCCGCGCTTATCAGGCTCTTACCAGCAAATGCCCCTTTGTTGGGGTGTCGCCAGTAGGTGTTCACGCTGGGCGGGAAAGGCAGGATCAGCTTCATACTTTCAGGCCTCTCTCATGTAACCAGTGAGTTGCACGCAGCCTTGCGTTTTCCTCACCGGCAAGCAGTGAGCGGATAATCCCGACCGCCTCGCTGTCGTCGTCCTTCACCGCGGTATGAAGCGTGATCCCCCGGGCCACACCACGCTTTATCGTGATGACGCCTTTTTTCTCCAGTGCGCGAAGATGCTCCACCGCTGCATTCACCGAACGGTATCCCAGCATGGTTGCCACCTCCTGATTGGTTGGCGGAAAGCCACGCTCTTTCTGGTAAGAAATCAGCATATCCAGCACCTGCTGCTGGCATTGAGTTAACGTCGTCATTACGCCCCCACGTAATTCCCTGACAGATACCACTCATCACTCGATACAGCGCGCTTGCTGCTTTTCCGTAAACACTGCTCACGACGCGCCAGAAAATTGTTTCGTTCTGGCTGGGAGTGGCTTTCACGGAATGCCGCCATCCACACCGTTGCAGCACGACGGTATAAGCCCCTGGACTCCAGTTCTTCAGCCTGGCGGGTCAGGCATAAAATCTCCCGCGGGTCGTTAGTGCCGACATAGAAATTGCGCACAGGTCTGGTTTCACGAACTGGTTGCCGTTCCGCCTCCGGCGATATCTTTGTCTGGCGCGGGAAATGTCTGCGTGTATCCCCTTCACAACGGTGAGCCACACGCCCACTCTGACGTAACTTGCTTGCTGACTGCAGAACGCGCTGCCGTGAGTAACCTGCAAAAGCATCCGCAATGTCTCCGGAAGTACACCCCGGATGGGCTTCAATGAATTTCTGAACTTCATTCAAAAGACTCATGATCACCCCCTGAATCCTGCCGGGATCTGGCTGTAGTCCACGTTGTCGTAACTGGCTTTGAAGTACGGGTCCTCACGTCTGGCTGCAGATACCGCAGGAACTTCCCAGGATTCTTCGAAATGACGATCCGGACCAAAGAACGTGACAGCCTGTTTCACAAATTGTGTGCCGCTGTTACCCATCGCAGATACCCAGCCCGCATAGCGTTTCACACCTTCCAGCATGGTTTCGGGGTTTACCCCCTCATTCAAACGGGCTTTCCAGGCTTTGAAGGCTGCAGATTTTGAATTGCCACCAGCACGTTTGGGATATGCCAGCCATGCCTGCTCAAACTCCGGAGAGTATTCCGGTCGGTTTGAACGAACTCGCACAGACTCATCAGCAGATGCACCAACAGCTATTGGTTCATTGACTGGTTCTTTGACTGGTTCAAAAGAGTGACTGGTTCTGGGTGAATCTCCTGCACTACCCCCTAGTGCAACTCCTGCACTACCTGGTGAATTTGCTGCACCAGATAGTGAATTATTTGCACTACCCCCTAGTGAATCTCCTGCACCATCCAGATGAAGGAGATAGATATTACTTGAGTTACCTTTTTCACCTTTCCGGGTGACTTTTTTTACCAGCCCGGACTCACAAAGGGCCGCAATATGATTCATCACAGAACGTTTGCTAATCTCGCACTGGTCAGCAATATGCTGGTAGCTGGGCCAGCACTCACCCTGATCGCTGGCATTATCAGCCAGCTTGATCAGAACCAGTTTTCGCAATGGATTACCCACTCGAATTTTCATCGCTTTAACCATCAGCTCCATACTCATGCTGCACCTCCGAGATGCTTCATGTTTTTTCCGGAGCGAAAGGCTATAAGCGGCATACTGACGCGGTAATTACGGCCAAGCGGTTCACAAATCACCTTCTGGCATTCACGGTCAACCAGGCTAACACGTAGAACATGCCCTGCAGGTGTGGTGTACCACTGCCCAACTGTAGGAATTGATATTTTTTTACGCTGAAGTAAACGGTGAATATTGAGGATCAACGGATTAAGCATGACGATGCCCTCCGCTGATATTCAGGAGACGGTGAATATGAAGATTAGCCTTATCCGCCAAACGAATACGTTCAGCCTGCAAGTTAAGAAGGGTTTCTACCAGAAGTTGATGCGCCTGCGGATCTGAAAGAGTTACCTTGCGCAGAGCACGTAGTGCTGTTGTTACATAACTGAGTTTATGTAAGTCTTCATCATTCAGACGAGTGAGGGCTGGGACAGTAGCCATGATGGCAGCCTCCTTGATCGGTGAAATACTTCCACCACCGGAAACGCCAATTTCGCTGGTGGTGAACTGAACGGGGTTGGCGTAACCGGTGATCAAGGAAACCGGCGCATCTTTCGATGCCCCCGCCCAGCCCACCATAACTTTGATGTGAGCAAATGCGGACGATAAAAAAGACGCTGGCGCGTCATATATCGCCTTGATCAATTCCAGGACGCCAATCCCGGCACCCGCTTTATAAGGTGCCTGAACAGTGTAACGTCCCGGAATGGCAGAATCAATGTGCTGGTGGTCCTTCACACTCAATAAAATCACGCCTGAATTTCCACAAAGGACTAAAGCACTCATGCGGGTAGTCTTTGCGAAGATAGATAACGCGCTGTGTTTCTGGCTCCCAACGAATAACATGAACATAAAGTCCTCTTCCGTCACTAAACCAGCGGTTAAGTTCCTGCACAACTCGCCCCCCACAGTCAGGTAAAGTTCTCTGTGGTTACTTACAGCCAGGTGATTTGGTAATCTGCATTCATGCCGTAACAACAGGTGTTCAGCGACGCTGACCACCAGCTGTTGCGACAAACGGTTATTTGCCGTTAAACTGTTCATGCGTTAGTTTCTCCACAGACACAAAACGCCACGACGCCCGGAGCTGCACACTCGCGGGCGTCACTCTTTTCTGGAGCGCAAAAGATTTTGTAGACCAGTGCTGCATGCTCTTGGAGCTTCGAAATTGACAGATACAACTCATCATTAATTGCTGTCTGCTCGTGTGGCTCCACGACCCCATCTTCGATTGCCGAACGAATCTGCTTTGAGTAATTCCCGATCTGTTCGATGACTTCCAGCAGGCGCTGGTTTATATCGGCGTTCTCTACTTCCTCAATTTCAGGAAGCGATACGAACACCCCACCAGCAGACTGTGCGACAGCATCCGCAATGTAGTGAGTGCCAGCCGCGCGCTGTAAAACCATTGCCCATCCCAGCGGGAAAATCTGATCGCCATCGGCACGAAGGCGGTTAAATAATGCGTTCTCTGTTACATCCAGCCAGTCAGCTGCTTCAGCGTAACCACCCGGCAACGCTGCGATAGTTTTTCTGACAGCTTTCACGTACCACTCAGGCTGTTTTTCTACTTTCCAGTGATACTTACCCACGGTTAGCCTCATCGTTCTGTGGTTAAAAATTGAAGGTGTTCTGTTAATCTTTCGGATAGATATCCGGTCTTAAGTCAGATTTCGTAATTGCACCTGACGTGCATTGCTCAAGTTTTTTCGCCAGCACAAAACTGGCTTTTTTATAACCATTGAAAACCAGCCGTAAGTAGCCAGGTGTTGAGCCAACTTTTCCGGCCAACTCGCCCTGCTGTTCTTTGGTTAAAGAGTCCCAATACGCTTTCATACAATATGTACCTCCGGTATACATATTACATGATTGAAATGAACCTTCAAGATACTTGTACCTTATCGGTACAAAGGTTTTAATTTCGTTATGAAAACAATCCATGACATCCGGCGGTCTAACGCCAGAAAACTGAGAGATGGTGTTGGCGGAAATTCATCCTTTGCCACCATGATTGATCGCGAGACAACCCAAACCAGCAGGTTTATGGGGGATGGCGCTACTAAAAATATCGGTGACAGCATGGCACGGCACATCGAAAAATGTTTCGACCTGCCTGTCGGATGGCTTGATCAAGAACACCAGACAACGAACATCACAAAAAAACCTGATGTTTCAATCACTAACAAACAAATAACGTTAGTCCCTGTCATATCATGGGTACAGGCCGGAGCATGGAAAGAAGTTGGCTATTCTGAGGTTGATTTGAGCACAGCAGAAACGTACCCCTGCCCTGTACCCTGTGGCGAAATGACTTATATCTTGCGGGTGATTGGTGATTCAATGATTGATGAGTACCGCCCTGGAGACATGATTTTTGTTGATCCCGAAGTCCCTGCCTGCCACGGTGACGACGTTATTGCATTGATGCACGATACAGGCGAAACCACCTTCAAGCGATTGATAGAAGATGGAACACAGCGTTATCTCAAAGCATTAAACCCAAACTGGCCTGAGCCTTACATTAAGATTAACGGTAATTGCTCTATAATTGGTACAGTGATTTTCTCGGGAAAACCAAGAAGATACACAATAAAGGCCTAATCAATATTTATGAACCTGCTTCGGCAGGTTTTTTTATACTTGACAATGTACCCATGAGATACATAATGTATCTAAAAGAAACACAACACAGGCAAGATTAAAACAAAATTTGGTTGTAACACGGCGTATGGCACATGCGTCGTTAGCGGTCTGGTGACGTTAAAGGGGACAATCCACTCCTTGCTCGAGCAAACAAACCAGGTAGCCGGAATGTGCAAGTCAATGATGATGCTGATAAGACGCCTAACCAGCGTGGCGATTCGGTTTGACGCCTGGGAAGAGACCAGGGTGCAACGATGAGGGCATTTATGGAGCCGCGACAAAGTGTGGTGCCGTAACTGGCTAAGTGCTCTCAGCGTTGTGGTAATCCGCGAAATGGCGCGGCGGTAAGTATGGCGGGGTTACTCTTTCCCCGTTGAGGACACCGGATTGTCAGGTTGACCATACGCCTGAGTGACAACCCCACCACAACAGCCACTGCTTTGGCGGTACCAGTTTGTACCCTTGCTTCCGGCTGGTACCGCTCTTTTTACAAAACAGAGAAGAGCATCACCGGACGACGGGCTCATAACCCAATCCATCCGGGCGGCAGTCACCGCAGGTGTTCTTCTCTGTTTTGTGGAGAAACCAACCGACCTTGCAGGGTCGATATGATGAGGAGCAGCAAAATGGCTAGCGAACGCAGTACTGATGTGCAGGCATTTATCGGGGAGCTGGACGGCGGCGTATTTGAAACCAAAATCGGCGCTGTTCTCAGTGAAGTCGCTTCCGGTGTGATGAACACGAAAACCAAAGGTAAGGTCTCGCTCAACCTGGAAATCGAACCGTTTGATGAGAACCGTGTGAAAATCAAACACAAACTCTCATATGTTCGCCCGACTAACCGCGGGAAAATTTCTGAAGAAGACACCACCGAAACGCCGATGTATGTCAATCGCGGTGGTCGCCTGACTATTCTGCAGGAAGACCAGGGACAATTACTGACTCTTGCCGGTGAACCTGACGGAAAACTTCGCGCAGCAGGTCATTAATATCGTTCTTAATTAACTGATTATTTATCTCATCACTGAATATCTTTATATAGTGAGGACTTATTATGTCTCAGAACTTAGACGCAACCGCAATTAATCAAATCCATGCTCTTATTTCTGCTCAGGGTGTTAATGAAATTATCAGTAAGATTGGTGCCGATGCTGTGGCATTGCCTGAGAATTTCCGCATTCATGATCTGGAAAAATTTAATTTAAATCGCTTCCGTTTCCGTGGTGCGCTTTCCACTGCCAGCATCGATGACTTTACCCGTTATTCTAAAGATCTTGCAGATGAAGGCACCCGCTGCTTTATCGATGCCGATAATATGCGAGCCGTCAGTGTGCTTAACCTGGGTACTATTGATGAACCAGGTCACGCAGATAACACCGCCACTCTCAAACTGAAAAAGACAGCACCGTTCTCTGCTCTGTTGTCTGTTAATGGCGAGCGTCATTCCCAGAAGTCACTGGCAGAATGGATTGAAGACTGGGCCGACTACCTTGTGGGCTTTGATGCTAATGGTGACGCTATTCAGGCAACAAAAGCGGCTGCGGCTGTCCGTAAAATCACGATTGAAGCAAACCAGACCGCTGATTTTGAAGATAATGACTTCAGCGGCAAACGCTCCCTGATGGAGTCTGTCGAAGCGAAAACCAAAGATATTATGCCAGTGGCATTTGAATTTAAATGCGTTCCGTTTGAAGGTCTGAAAGAACGTCCATTTAAATTACGCCTCAGCATTATCACTGGCGATCGTCCTGTACTGGTTCTGCGCATTATTCAGCTGGAGGCGGTGCAGGAAGAAATGGCTAACGAATTTCGTGATCTGCTTGTTGAGAAATTCAAAGACAGCAAAGTAGAAACCTTTATTGGTACTTTCACCGCCTGATTTCATTACTGCAAATGCCCCTGCGGGGGCATTTATGGAAACGTAATTGACTCAATAATCGCCGGATGGTGAGGGCTTCCTTTTACCAGAATTCAGCGTGGTGCAGCACATATACGCGGAGAACAAAATGTCATTTATTAAAACTTTTTCCGGGAAGCATTTTTATTATGACAGGATAAATAAAGACGACATCGTGATTAACGATATCGCGGTTTCCCTTTCAAATATCTGTCGCTTTGCCGGTCATCTTTCACACTTCTACAGTGTCGCCCAACATGCGGTGCTTTGCAGCCAGCTGGTGCCGCAGGAATTTGCTTTTGAAGCGTTAATGCATGATGCAACAGAAGCGTATTGCCAGGACATCCCCGCGCCGCTGAAACGCCTTCTTCCTGACTATAAACGGATGGAAGAAAAAATAGACGCCGTAATCCGTGAGAAATACGGGTTACCCACGGTTATGAGCACGCCTGTGAAATATGCCGATCTCATCATGCTGGCAACCGAACGCCGCGATCTCGGGCTTGATGATGGCTCTTTCTGGCCAGTACTGGAAGGTATCCCGGCAACAGAGATGTTCAAAGTTATTCCACTGGCTCCGGGCCATGCCTACGGGATGTTTATGGAACGTTTTAACGAGTTATCGGAGTTACGCAAATGCGCATGAATGTTTTCGAAATGGAAGGGTTTCTTCGCGGGAGATGTGTACCACGAGACCTGAAAGTGAATGAAACGGATGCTGAATACCTGGTACGTAAATTCGATGCGCTTGAAGCTAAATGTGCAGCACTGGAAAACAAAGTAATACCAGTGTCAACTGAACTGCCACCAGCAAATGAAAGTGTTCTGTTATTTGATGCTAACGGAGAAGGCTGGCTGATTGGCTGGCGTTCTCTCTGGTACACCTGGGGACAAAAAGAAACCGGAGAATGGCAGTGGACATTTCAGGTCGGGGACCTTGAAAACGTCAATATCACTCACTGGGCAGTAATGCCAAAAGCACCGGAGGCTGGAGCATAATGACCACTTTTACCGACAAAGAACTGATTAAAGAAATTAAAGAGCGTATCAGCAGCCTTGACGTGCGAGACGATATTGAGCGCCGTGCTTATGAAATCGCACTCCTATCTCTGGAAGTAGAACCAGATGAACGCGAATCTTATGAATTATTCATGGAAAAGCGTTTCGGTGACTTAGTAGATCGTCGGAGAGCAAAAAACGGCGATAACGAATACATGGCATGGGATATGACTCTCGGTTGGATCGTCTGGCAGCAACGAGCTGGTATCCATTTTTCAACAATGTCACAGCAAGAGGTGAAATAATGGAGCCATACAGCCTCACACTCGATGAGGCCTGTCATTTTCTCAAAATATCCAGACCGACTGCCATTAACTGGATACGCACAGGGCGTCTTCAGGCAACACGCAAAGATCCCACTAAGAATAAATCTCCTTACCTCACAACTCGACAAGCCTGCATTGCGGCTCTTCAGTCTCCGCTGCATACTGTCCAGGTGAGCGCGGGTGATGGCATAACAGAGGAAAGAAAATGTCACTCTTCCGCAGAGGTGAAATATGGTACGCCAGTTTCACATTGCCGAACGGTAAAAGATTTAAACAGTCTCTTGGAACAAAGGACAAAAGGCAGGCGACAGAACTCCATGACAAGCTAAAGGCTGAAGCATGGCGGGGCAGCAAACTTGGTGAAATACCTGATATAACGTTCGAGGAAGCGTGTGTCAGGTGGCTTGAAGAGAAAGCACATAAAAAATCACTGGACGATGACAAAAGCCGGATCGGATTCTGGCTTCAACATTTCGCAGGAATGCAACTAAGAGACATTACTGAATCAAAAATTTATTCAGCAATGCAGAAAATGACGAACCGGCGTCATGAGGAAAACTGGAAACTCAGGGCAGAAGCATGCAGAAAAAAAGGGAAACCTGTTCCAGAATACACGCCAAAACCAGCGTCCGTTGCAACGAAGGCTACGCATCTTTCATTTATAAAGGCCCTACTAAGAGCCGCAGAGCGTGAATGGAAAATGCTGGATAAGGCACCAATTATTAAAGTGCCTCAACCAAAGAATAAACGGATCCGCTGGCTGGAGCCCCATGAAGCACAAAGGCTGATTGATGAATGTCCGGAGCCATTAAAGTCTGTTGTTGAATTTGCACTGGCAACAGGTTTAAGACGCTCGAACATCATCAACCTTGAATGGCAACAAATAGATATGCAGCGCCGGGTGGCATGGATAAACCCGGAAGAGAGTAAATCAAACCGCGCAATCGGCGTTGCGCTGAATGATACTGCATGTCGCGTTTTGAAAAAACAAATCGGGAATCATAACCGTTGGGTATTTGTGTACAAGGAAAGCTGTACCAAACCAGACGGAACGAAAGCGCCAACAGTAAGGAAGATGCGGTATGACGCAAACACAGCCTGGAAAGCGGCGCTGAGACGAGCTGGTATTGATGATTTCAGATTTCACGACTTGAGACACACCTGGGCAAGTTGGCTGGTTCAAGCCGGAGTCCCGTTGTCAGTGTTACAGGAAATGGGTGGCTGGGAGTCTATCGAAATGGTTCGTCGATATGCTCACCTCGCGCCTAATCACCTTACCGAACACGCACGGCAAATAGACTCGATTCTGAACCCATCGGTCCCAAATTTGTCCCAGTCAAAAAATAAGGAAGGTACTAATGATGTGTAACTTATTGATTTAAATGGTGCCGATAATAGGAGTCGAACCTACGACCTTCGCATTACGAATGCGCTGCTCTACCAACTGAGCTATATCGGCCCTGAAAGGACATGTTCACGAACGTGAATCACGGTGGACAAGGTTAAAACTAACCGGGCGATGCGTCAATGGCCTTGTGAATCAAATGGCTACTTTTGCATCACCCGGTTTTATTTACGCACGAATGGTGTAATCACCAATGCCGATCCACTTGTAAGTGGTCAGTGCTTCCAGCCCCATTGGGCCACGCGCGTGGAGTTTTTGTGTGCTTACCGCCACTTCCGCACCCAGACCAAACTGGCCGCCGTCGGTAAAACGCGTAGAGGCGTTAACGTAAACAGCGGACGAATCCACTTCGTTAACAAAACGCTGGGCGTTGCGCATATCGCGGGTCAAGATCGCATCGGAGGGTTGTGTGCCGTGTTCACGAATATGGGCGATGGCATCGTCAAGATCGCTGACGATTTTGACGTTCAAATCTAATGACAGAAACTCATCGTCATACTCTTCGGCTTTAACAGCAACCACCTTCGCAGGGCCTGTCTGCAACTGCGCCAGTGCAGCTGCATCTGCGTGTAATGTCACGCCGCTTTCCGCCATTTGTTTGCTTAATGCGGGCAGGAAGCTATCGGCGATGTTTTTATTCACCAGCAACGTTTCAACCGTATTACATGTGCTCGGACGCTGAGTTTTCGCGTTGACGATCACTTTTAATGCTTCAGCGATCTCTACACTTTCATCAACGTAAATATGGCATACGCCTATACCACCTGTGATCACCGGGATTGTCGACTGTTCACGGCACAGTTTATGCAAACCAGCGCCACCACGCGGGATCAGCATGTCGATGTATTTATCCATACGCAGCATTTCACTGACCAGCGCACGGTCAGGATTATCAATCGCCTGCACGGCACCCGCCGGTAAGCCGCAGGATTTCAGGGCGTCCTGAATCACCGCCACCGTTGCAGCGTTAGTGCGACACGTTTCTTTGCCACCGCGCAGGATCACCGCATTACCGGTTTTCAGGCACAGCGAAGCGACATCAACCGTCACGTTCGGGCGCGCTTCATAAATCACGCCAATAACCCCCAGCGGTACGCGACGACGCTCAAGACGCAGGCCGCTGTCCAGTACGCTGCCATCGATTACCTGCCCCACCGGATCGGCGAGGTTACACACCTGGCGCACATCATCGGCAATGCCTTTCAGCCGTGCGGGCGTCAGTGCCAGACGGTCAAGCATCGCTTCGCCAAGGCCATTGGCACGCGCGTCAGCAACATCCTGGGCGTTAGCGTTGAGGATGATTTCGCTTTGTGCTTCCAGTTCATCGGCGATTTTTTCCAGCACGCGATTTTTTTCGCGGCTGGAGAGTTGCGCTAATTTATACGAGGCTTGCTTCGCGGCAATGCCCATTTGTTCCAGCAT